CTACTTAAGGGGTCACAACCCCCCTTGTGACCCCTCCTTAATAAAAGGGTTATCGCAATAACCCCCCTTGGGGTGGCTGCTTGCCCCCGGGTGGGGCGCTAAGAGCGCGCCCCGCCCTCTACGCGGGGACGCTAGGGCAGCATCCACCGGGCGAGGGGTTAAAAACGTCACCACTAGATAAATCAAGATAATTTTAAGAAATGGACAAACATGGCACGTATACAGGCATTTTTGACATTAGTACCGCCGAGAGTCACCCATAACGACCTCGTGGCGACAGTGGGTGGGCGTGGTAGGCCGTACATCCGCAAGAGCGACAGACTCCACGCAGCAGAGGCCGCGTACATGACACGTCTTGCCCAGCTCAAGCCGCCAAAGCCGCTTGCAGGGCCGCTCAGGCTCACGGTCAGGTGGTGCTTCCCCACAAGTGGGCGGAGAAGGTCAGGCGAGCCGATGACCTGCGCTCCTGACCTGGACAACATGGCCAAAGTCTTCGCGGACTGCCTGACACGCACAGGCATCATCGAGGACGACAGGCTCATCGTGGAGGAGAGGCTCGGCAAGGCGTGGTGGGACCCGGCAGGCGTGTTTTTCGAGGTCGAGCAGATTTGAAGCCGTGAGAGCGATTCTAAGGCGCTAGATTATTGCTAGTGGGTATTTTACTCGACTTTTGAGTTCAAATCGGTCATAGATAGGTCACAGAGCTTCACGGGGGCATGCTTGAGTTGGTTCGACGGTGTGGTTTCGACTGCGATGTGATGGGGTCGGGCGAGATGGCGTCGCGAACCAGGCTCACGACTGAGGTGTCATCGTACGATTCGGTCGATGCATATCAGAGTAAAAACATTCACCTACAAAACGCCAATCTTCAAGAGGGGCGGCTTTTATGGTCGATCCAGTGCAGACGCTGCCCAGCCTCTCGCAGTATGCGACGGCGCGAGACCTCTTCGACGCGACCAGGGACGCGAGCATCGACGCGGACAGGATCGCGCGCACGCTCAGGCGCATGGGGTCGCGCGAGGGCGTGCGCGCGCAGTCGTATGAGCCGCATGGTCGGCGTGGCTCGATCGGGGACGCCATGCAGGCCACCGATGCCCGCATCGACTACGAGCGCCGCGTGCGAGAGCGCCAGCGCTCGGACTACGCGCTGATAGACATCGCGTGCGACGTGCTGTACGGCCACGACCAGGTGACGGGTGGCCTTGCCGTGCTCATGGGCGCGGCGTATGCGGACTGTCTGTGGTGGAGGTACTGCGCCGCCGCCACGTGGGGGGACACGGCACGAGGCTGTGGCATGAGCGAGCGGTGGTGCAGGGATGCCATCGCGCCTGCCATGGACACGATGGACGCCTACGGACTCGAGCGGGTGTCCAGAGGGCTCGGTCTTGCGAGCGTGTGAAAAGTGCCGGGTCGTGCCGGGTCGTGCCGGCTTTTTCGGCGTATAAGGATATCGTGCTGAGATTGACGGACGGGGCCATGGGCTGACGCCTGTGGCCCCGGTCGCGTATTGGAGGTCATCGTGACGCTCTTTGGCATCGCGCGCATCGCGGCCCGCTACGTGACGCCGATGGCCATCGCCATGCGCCGTGCCCTCAAGGAGCGCGGGGTCGACGCCGACGCGCTGGCCTACGCCGAGCGCCGCTATGACGACGTGGTGGAGTGCATGCGAAACGTCGTGTCGCCGCTCGACGCCAGGGTGGCGAGGCACAATGGCTAACCCGGAAAACCTCGTCCCTAACGAGGACCGTACCCCGAGCCAGCGCCGAGCCAATGCGAGCAAGGCCGGCAAGGCATCGGCGCGGAAGCGCCGCGAGCGCAGGGACATGCGCGAGACGTTTCGCGAGATGCTCGACATGCCCCTCCACAAGGGCAGCGTGACCTCCGCAGGGACCATGGACGGCATGGACGGCAAGAACATGACCGTCGGCCAGGCAATAGCCCTGGCGCAGCTGAGGAAGGCCATGGCGGGGGACACCAAGGCGGCGGAGTTCATCCGCGACACGTCAGGCCAGAGGCCCAGCGACCGCGTCGAGCTGACCGCACCAGCCAAGGAGAGCGCGGAGGAGTTCTCGCGCCTGCTGGACGGCGCGATGGGCGATGGTGGCTAGCAGGGCGCAGGCCCTCGCGCACGTCATGGCAGACCATCCCGTGCGGCTGGCCCGCATGATGGGCTACGACAGGCTCGTTGAGCCGATGCATGACGGCTGGATACGCCGCATGGCCTTCGGGCCTGGCGACTGGACGCTCCAGGCCCACCGAGGCTCCTACAAGACCACGTGCGTAAAGGTCGCGCTCTGGCTGCTCATGGTCACCAGGCCGCAGCTCACGGTCGGCTTCTTCCGCAAGGCCTCACCTGACGTCGAGGAGGTCATGTCGTCCGTTGCGCGTATGCTCGAATCGGACGTGTCCGCGGTGGTCACGGAGACGATCTACGGAAGGCCCGCGCGCGTCACGTCCGCGAGCTCGACGGCGATATCCACAGACCTCGCATGCAACGTCTCCGGACTCCCGCAGCTCTCGGGGTACGGCATAGGAGGCTCGCTCACCGGCAAGCACTACGACGTCGTGTTCACCGATGACGTGGTGACGCTCCGCGACAGGGCGTCCAGGGCCGAGCGCGAGACCACGAAGGCGTTCTACAGAGAGCTGCAGAACGTACGCAACCGGGGCGGTCGCATCGTCAACACGGGCACGCCGTGGCACAGGGATGACGCCTTCCAGCTCATGCCGGAGCCTGAGCGGTGGCCATGGGACGCGACCGGCCTGGTGTCTGATGACGAGGCACGGGAGCTGCGCAAGGTCATGACGCGCAGCCTCTTCGCGGCGAACTACGAGCTTCGCCACGTCGCCCAGGAGGGCGCCGTGTTCGAGGGAGAGCCTGGGACGTTCGACGACGCCTCTCTGCTGTACGACGGCGTGATGCACGTGGACGCGGCGTATGGCGGCAGCGACGGCACGGCCGTCACCTGCATCCAGTGGCACGGCGGAAGGCCGTACGTGCATGGGGAGCTGTACCGCGAGACCCACGTCGACCGCTGCATGGCACGCATCATCAAGCTTCACGACGCGCTCAGGCTCGGCACGGTGTGGTGCGAGCGCAACGCCGACAAGGGATACCTTGCCGACAAGATGCGCGGGATGGGGCTTCCCGTCTCGACGTACCAGGAGACTGCCAACAAGTTCGTCAAGATATCCACCCACGCCCGTGGGCGCTGGACAGACCTCATGCGCCTCAACAGCGCACGCGACGCCTCTGCGGCCTACTGGGACGAGGTCATGGACTACACCGAGGGCGCCGAGCACGACGATGCGCCCGACTCGCTGGCATGCGCCATCAGGCTCCACGATGACGCGCCGAGGGTGCATCTCTTCAGGGGAGGGATATAGTGGCCGACAGCACGAAGGCGGCGGACGCCGCGACCTACGAGCCGTGCGGCGGGTACCGCGTGCCTGACGGGACGGAGCTGACCGGAGACCTGCTCGCCTCAATGCTGAGCGATTACAAGTCACGTCACCTCCCAAGGATGGCGATGCTGCGCAGGGAGTATGAGGGAGACCACGCCATCCTGCACCAGGCGGCGAAGGCAGAGTACAAGCCAGACAACCGCCTCGTCGCGAACTATGCGCGCCAGATCGTCGACTCCATGGTCGGATACTTCCTGGGGCGTCCCGCCAAGCTCCTTGGCGACGATGACGTGACCATACGATGGCTCAACGAGTGGGGCGCGGCGAACGACGTCGATGACCTCAACGCCGAGCTGAGCAAGCTCGCAGACATATACGGCCAGTCGTACGAGGTCATGTGGCGTGACTGGATGGCCGAGCCGCACAGCACGTTCGTGAGCCCGATGAACATGTTCCTCATACGTGATGACAGCGTCGAGGGCAAGGTGTTCTGGGCCGTCCGCTTTTGGTACGATGACAACAGGTTCGACAGCCGCCCCGACACGCTTCGCGGGACGCTGTACGACGCTGCGTTCGAGACCCCGTTCGAGCTCGTCGGCGGTACGGTTCGGTTCGGCGAGGCCACGGAGCATGGCTTCCCGGACGTGCCGGTCATCGAGTACGTCGACAACGAGGAGCGCCAGGGCCTCTTCGAGGGCGTGATCACGCTCATCGAGGCGCACGACAAGGCCCTCAGCGAGAAGGCCAACGACGTGGAGTACTACGCCGACGCCTACCTCAAGATACTCGGCGCCCATCTTGATGACAAGACGCTCAAGAACCTGCGCGACTCGCGCATCATCAACCTCGAGGGCCGCGACGCGTCAAGCGTGGTGGTCGACTTCCTGCCGAAGCCGGACGCCGACGGTACGCAGGAGCACCTGATAGACCGCCTCGAGAGGCTCATCTTCACGCTCTCGATGGTATCTGACCTCAGCTCTGAGAGCTTCGACACGAGCTCGGGCATCGCCATCAAGTACCGCCTGCAGGCCATGAGCGACCTCGCGCTGGTCAAGGAGCGCAAGTTCAAGCGCGGACTCGGCAGGCGCCACATGCTGCTCTGCGGCTATGCGGCAAACTCGCTCGACCCGGCGGCATGGACGAGCGTCGGCGTGCGCATGGAGCGCAACGTCCCGAGCAACCTCCTCGAGGAGAGCCAGATAGCCGACAACCTCTCTGGCGTCACGTCGGAGGAGACGCGCCTCTCGGTGCTGTCCTGCGTGCCAGACCCGAAGGCCGAGATGGCGCGCATGGAGGACGAGCGCGAGGAGCGCGTGAGCCAGCTCGTGCCCCAGAGGGGCGGTCAGGAGGGGTAGTTGGCCACCTACTGGGAGCGTCGCATTGCGAGGGCGGACGCGGCCATGGAGTCTGACGAGCGCGCCCTCGCCAGGCGCGTGTCCAGGGCCTACGAGGACGAGATGGCCGCCCTCTCAAAGGAGATCGCGAGCTACTACGAGCGTTACGGCCAGGACGGCGTCCTACGCTACCGTACGATGCTACAGTCCATGGACGAGAAGGACCGCGACCTGCTCATGCGCGACTGCGACGCCTGGGCCACGGCACATCCTGACCAGGCCGACATGGTCGCAATACGCAAGTCGATCTACAAGCTAGACCGCCTCGAGGGGCTGCAGGCGTCGGCCAGGCTCCACCTTGCGCGCGCCACGGCTGATGCCACGGACGGCCTTGGCGAGCACTTCGCCCGCCAGGCAATGCATGGGGCAAACGCCGTGGCCGAGACCATGGGCTTCGGAAAGTCGTTCTACTCGGTTGACGATGACACCGTCAGGCGCTTCGTCGGGACTCCGTGGAACCACGGTACCACCTACTCCGAGACCATATGGGATGACGCGGGGAAGGTCGCGGCCTACGTCCAGGATGACATGGCCAAGGCTCTCGCGAGGGGCGAGTCGTGGCAGCGGCTGTGCGACGACGTGTCCAGGCGATTCACGGGCGTCTCAGAGCGCGACGTCATGCGGCTCGTCTGCACGGAGGGCACCTACGTCTCCAGGCAGGCCCAGCTCGCCGAGCTGGCGCGTGAGGGCTTCGAGGAATACTGCGTGGAGCCGGTGGGCGACGAGCGCACCTGCGACGAGTGCAGGCGGCTCATAGGCAAGAGGTTCCCCGTCGACGGCGCCACGGTCGGCGCCAGCCTCCCGCCGATACACCCAAACTGCCGCTGCCAGATAGCCCCGGCCGTCGATGACTGGGACGCCTGGCAGAGGGAGCAGGTTGACCAGAAGAGGGCCGAGCTTGCCGCGAGGCGGGTCGGTGGCGCGGAGAACCCGCTGCATCCTGTACCGGGCGAGGGGTCGGTGACCTACGGCAAGCCAGTTGGCGACCTCATGCCCCATGAGAGGCATGGGATAAATGACCTCGTGAGACTCGGCTACGAGGTCCACGTCAACGAGGAGGATGGCGATGCGCCAGCGAACATAGACCTCTCGCTTGGCGATGACGGCCAGCTGTGGGAGATGAAGAACGTCGGCGACGGGAAGCACTCCGTCGAGGGGAGCCTGCGGGATGCCTATCACAAGTGGACGAGGCTCGGCCTGGACGCTGACAATGAGTCACGGGTCGTTGTCACGTCGTATGGAGCGACGCGTGACGAGCATGAAGTCATCGGTGAAATAAGACGCAGGATGAAAAAGTACGCGACCGAGGTCATCTACATCTTCAGGGACGGGTCGAGCGCAATGTTCCTACGAAGATAAAAGCGAGGCCGTTTCCCCCCAATTAGCTGGGCGGGCGTGCCTCAGTGAGAATATACCCCGAATCGGCTAGGAAGTGACGCACAAATGCCCACCGTGACCATATGGCACGCCGAGTGGTGCGCCCCGTGCAGGGCGACGCTCGCAGACCTCGTCCCGAGGCTGAGGGACGCCGGCGTCGAGCCGGAGGTCGTGGACATAGAGGACCGCCCGTGCGCGGCGAGGTACGAGCACATCGACTACCTGCCCACCGTCACCGTGACGGACGGACGCAAGGAGCTGCTGCGCAGCAGGGGCTACCCGAGCGACGAGGCCGTGGATAGGATCATCGAACTTTGCGAGCAGGGGACGCCGGGGACGGCGTCCCATCTCATGCGTCCGAGACGTGATGACGCTAAAAGTACCGTGGGAAGGCCGAGCCGCAGGGCCATGACATGCGGGGATACGGAGTGCACGGATGGAAGATGACAACAACGGCGCACAGCAGCAGGGCGATGCCCAGGGCCAACGGCAGGGCACGGAGCCACAGAAGCAGGGCGATGCAAGGCATGGCGACCAGGGCGGAGGCAAGACCTACACCGACGCGGACGTGGACGCGATAATCGCGAAGAAGTTCGCCAAGTGGCAGGAGCAGCAGGAGGCAAAGGTCTCCGAGGCCGCCAAGCTCGCCGAGATGAACGCTACCCAGAAGGCAGAGTACGAGCGCGACAAGCTCAAGAAGCAGCTCGCCGAGTACGAGCGCAGGGAGCAGGTGTCGCAGATGGTGTCCGAGTCGAGGGGCCAGCTCTCAGAGCGCGGCATCAACGTGCCTGACGCCCTCGTGAGACAGCTCATCGGCGAATCGGCCGAGGACACCAAGAGGGCCGTCGAGTCGTTCGCCGACGCCTTCAACGCGGCCGTGGAGTCTGCCGTGAAGGAGCGCCTGGCGGGCAAGCCACCCGCGAACGGAGCGGCGGGAAAGCCGATGACCAAGGCCGACATCATGTCCATCAAGGACACGGCAGAGCGCCAGAGGGCCATCCGAGAGCACATGGAACTTTTCACCAACCAGTAGAAAGAGGCATGATATGCCAGCAACGAACGTGAGCTACCCAGAGGCGGGCGTCACCGCGTCGACCGACCTCGCGCCCGACATCTCCATCGACTACGTCAACCGCTTCTCCCAGGGCGTCCAGCGCCTCCGGAAGCTCCTCGGCATGACCAACCTCATGCCCGTCTCTGATGGTGGCACCGTCAAGACCTACAAGTACACTAAGGACATCAAGGCGGGCAACGTCGCCGAGGGCGAGTACATCCCCCTCTCCAAGGTGTCCCGCACGCTCGACCAGACGATCACCCTCACGCTCAACAAGTGGCGCCGCAACACCACGGCGGAGGCCGTCCAGAGCAAGGGCCGCGACCGCGCCATCAACGACACCGACGCGAAGTTCGTCTCCGGGCTGCAGGGCAACATCAAGTCCGACCTGCTCTCCGCAGTCACCGGGACGCTGAAGACCGCTCCCGAGGGCAAGACGCTCCAGGCCGCGCTTGCCAACATGTGGGCTGCCCTCGAGACCATCTTCGAGGACTATGACGGCTTCGGCGACATCGACGATGACGGCGTCCCCCCGTTCGTGTTCTTCGTGAACCCGACCGACGTATCCACCTACCTCGGCACCGCCACGATCACGACCCAAACCGCGTTCGGCATGTCCTACATCAAGGACTTCCTGGGGCTCGGCACGACCTTCACGAGCGCAAAGGTCCCGGCCGGCACCGTCTTCGGCACGGCGGCCCAGAACCTGAACATCGCCTACGTCCCCGCCTCCGGCGGCGACCTGGCGCAGACCTTCGGCCTCACGTCCGACGAGACCGGCATGCTCGGGATGACGCACGCCGTGATCACCACGAACGCGAGCATCGACACTCTCGTCATGGGCGGCGTCAAGGTCTTCCCCGAGGTCTCTGACGCGGTGCTCAAGGGAACCATCAAACCCGGTGCCTAGGCCATAGGGAGGTGACGGCATGACCATCTTCTCGCGCGTCAAGGCACGACTTGACGGATGGGAGGACGTGCCCACCGACGCATGGCTTGACGAGGCCATATGCACGCTCTCAGACCGCGTGTGCCTCAGATGCGGCGTCCACGAGCTGCCACGGATGGCGGAGTCCATCGTGGTAGATGCGACCGTGAAGGCCGTGAACCGGCGCTTCGACGAGGGTATGACGTCCGAGTCTGAGGGCCAGGGAGGCACCATGTCCGTCACCTTCGCCGACGACCTGCTCTCGGAGTACGACCGCGAGCTGTCCGCGCTGGCCGACATGGCGGCTGCGGACGGCTCGTCAAGGCTCCCGAAGGTGAGGTTCGTATGAGGTGGCGCATGGCCGAGCTTTTCGAGCTTGCAGATACCGGCAAGAGGGACAGGCTCGGCAACAGGGTCACCGAGAGGACGAGCCTCGGCAAGGTCCGCGTGCGCGTCGCACCGTTCGGCGTCATGCCGACCGAGAACGAGGGCAACTCCTACGCGGCATCGGACCTCACGCTCGTCACCACGGCGAAGGCAGAGGTTGCGCGCAGGGCGTCGCTCGTCTCCTTCGACGGCTCCGTGTACGGCGTCTCCAGGGTCACGGACCTCGGGCGGCGCAGGGCAATCTCCTGCTCGAGACAGAAGGGGGCCACCGCATGAGCGGCGTGTCCGTGCAATTGGATGACGGCGGGCTCGGCGGCAGGCTCGACGAGCTGAGGGAGCTTGCCGTCGGCACGATCGTCAAGAGGACGGTCAACGAGATGGCCGATGACCTCAGGGGCATCACGCCAAGGGAGACCGGAGGCCTGGTCAACTCCCTCAGGCAGGACGTGTCCGGGAGCGAGGGGACAGTAGGCTACGTGGCCGAGCATGCCCCGCACGTCGAGTACGGCCACCGTCAGAACGTAGGCCAGTACGTCCCCAAGCTAGGAAAGGCGCTCAAGGCGCCGTACGTCGAGGGTCAGCACTTCCTGTCGCAGGAGGTGCAGGCGGCTCGCGTCGTGCTCGCCAGGAGGGCGAGGGAGACGCTAGAGGGAGGCGCGTGATGGGCAGGCACGCGGTGAGGAGGCTCTCGCCGGTTGACCTCTTGGCGGCCGTGGTCGCGAGGGTCGAGGCCGGGACTGGCACGAAGTGCGTGCTCGACCCGTCTGACGAGGAGAGCCCGCTCTACTCGGTGTCGTTCGTCGGCTCGCGGCCGGGGAGGAGCAAGACGCTCTTCCTCGACGTCATGGACGTGCAGGTGCACGCCATATCGCAACCGTCAGGTAGCGAAGGGGAAGTGCTCGCCATGGTCGCCGCCCTTGAGGAGGCAATGGAGGAGGACGTGGTGGTCGACGCGTCGGAATGCCCGGTCTTCCACCTGGTGCGCCAGGATGACATGGGCGTGCAGACGGTGAAGCGCGACCCGACCGGCGAGTGGCACGCCATAGTCGCCTATGAGCTGACGGTGAGCTACGGGATCATAGCAAAGTAGCGGCATAGGCCGCAGAGAGGGGAAGGCAATGCCAGAGGCAACCACGAACTTCGACTCGGGCGCGTACTGCACGACTGGCGGAGGGGTGTCGGCCGTCGACGGCAAGGACGTCCTGACGTGCATCTTCGACGCGACGGGGACCAAGCTTCTCGCCATCGACGGCGAGAAGGAGTCCAAGGTATCGCTCTCAGCAGACACGACGAGCTTCAGCTCGAAGGACTCCAGGGGGGCATGGCAGATTCAGAAGCCCTCCACCAAGAGCTGGGAGATGACCATCGACACGGCGCAGGTGAAGGACGCCGAGTCGAACAAGGTCATCCGCAAGGCGTTCGAGGACGGGACCGCACTGTGCGTCAAGCAGGTCTACGATGACGGCAACTTCACGCCGCGCGGAGGCGGCCTCGCGTTCGTGACCAAGTACGAGGACGACTCCCCGTCCGATGACGCCATCTCCATCTCCGTCACGCTCACCGGCTCCGGCAAGTGGACGTGGTTCGACATTGACACCGAGGCCGCCGGCAAGGCCACTGCCAAGCCGAGCAACCGCTCGTAAGGGGGAGCAATGGCAGACACCACGTTCGAGCAGGACGGCGTCACGTACGAGGTCGTGTACGCCGCGAAGAGGGTTGACATGCTCGAGGCCGCGCTCGGGAACCGCAGCGTCGTGTCCGTGTTCGCCGAGACGCCGACCGTGTGTGACGCGCGCACGCTCGTCGCGTACGGCCTGCGCGAGGTCGGCTCGACGTCCTGGGTGAACCCGTCGAAGGCGCTGGAGGTCATTGGCTCACGCATCGAGTCTTCCGGCCTCTCGTCGCTCATGGAGATGGCGGCTACCGCCATCATGCGCGACTGCGGTTTTTTATTCCAGTAGACCTCGCGCGCCCGCGCATCAGGCGCTCGTCCGTCTCGTCAGTCGGGCATCCGTGGCTCTCCGACGTCCCTCGCGAGCATGCGGGGGACGCCGAGTGGGCCATGGTCGCCGCGCGCATCGGGTGGACGCCCGAGCAGTGGGGTCGCCTCACCCGTGCCCAGCGCACGCTGCTTGCGCGAGCTATTGAGGACAGGGACGCCGAGATGGCCGAGACTATGCGTGACGCTATATCAAATGCCCTTGCCAACGCCTTGCTCAAGCGCGGAGCAAGGCCAATCGACCTGTACAGGGACGTCTCATCGAGCCATAACGCGATGGGGCACGCCGAGGCGATTGGCAAGATGCGGGCAATAGAGGACATGATGCGCCGGTAGGGAGGTCCAGTGGCAGACTACACGCTCTCGGCTAGGATAACCGCCGACAGCTCAGGCTTCGAGAGCGGGATGGCCAAGGCCTCTTCGGCTCTCGGCGAGTTCCAGTCGAAGTGCAGGAAGGCGTCATCACAATCGTCCTCCGACATGGAGGGGACCGCCTCTAAGACCGGCACCGCATGGGACCGTGTCAGGGCAAAGGCATCGTCCGTGTGGTCGGGCGTGAGGTCCTCCGTGACGTCGGGGGTGTCCGGCGCCTGGGGAGCCGTAAGGGACAACGCGTCCCAGATGGTAGGTGCCCTTGCGGGCGTCGGCAAGGCTGGCGTCGCGGCTGTCGCCGGGATAGCGGTCCAGGGCGGATTCGACCGCGCCCTTGCAATCGACAACGCGAAGAAGAAGCTCGCCGGCTTCGGCCATGACGTGAACGACATAACGTCGATCATGAACTCCGCCACTGCTGCGGTTAAGGGCACGGCGTACGGCCTCGGTGACGCCGCGACCGCAGCGGCAACCCTTTCAGCCGCCGGCATAAAGTCCGGCGACGACATGACGAACAGCCTCAAGGCCGTCGCGAATGTCGCTGCCGCATCTGGCCGGAGCTTCAACGACATAGGGACGATCTTCTCGTCCGTCGCCTCGCGCGGCAAGCTCATGGGCGACGACATGCTCCAGCTCACGAGCTCGGGCGTTCCCGTGCTGCAGCTGCTCGCGAGCCACATGCACAAGACCACGGCCGAGGTCTCCGACATGGTCTCGCATGGCAAGATAGACTTCCAGACCTTCTCCGACGCGATGCGTGAGGGCCTCGGGGATGCAGCCCTCTCGTCCGGCGACACGTTCGCCGGAGCCGCCGCAAACGTCCGTGCGGCGCTCTCCCGCATGGTGGAGCCGCTGGCGACGCCTGTCATACAGGGGGCGGTCGGTCTCTTCAAGGACCTCGCCACCAAGATAGACGGCCTCTCGTCATCGCTCGGCCCCGTCATGCCGGCGCTGGCGCCAGTCATAGCGGGGTTCGCGGCCTTCGCGGCGTCAGGTCTCGCGCCGGTGCTGTCATCGCTCCCCGGCATAGGGTCGCTCCTCAGCCCCATCACGTCGCTGCTATCGGCGATGGGCGGCCCGGTGGGCGTCGCCGTGGCGGCGTTCGCCGGCATCGCAGCCGTCTGCCCGCCCCTCCAGGACGCGCTCGGGGGCCTGCTCGGCTCCTTCGGGCAGCTCGCACAGGCGTTTGTGGCATTCGCACAGCCGCTGGTAGACGCCGCCCTGCCAGTGCTCTCGCAGCTCGTCCAGTGGGTGGGACAGGGCCTTGCCGACGCCGTCAACGTCGGCGCGCAGGCAATATCCGGGCTAGCTGCAGGCCTCCAGGGCATGGCTGACGGCGGGACGAACGCCCTCACGCTCCTGCAGCCGGTCGCGGACTGGTTCATGGGCACGCTCGTACCGGCGCTCCAGGGCATAGGCGACTACATAGCACAGACGTTCGGCCCGGCATGGGACATACTCGTCCAGGGCTTCCAGGACTTCGCGGCCAACGTCGGCCCGATACTCGCGCCTGTGCTCCAGGCGGCGCAGCAGGCGTTCATGCAGATAGGCGACGCGCTAACAACATATGTTGTGCCGATGTTCCAGGCGCTGCAGCCGGTACTCCAGGCGGTGGCGATGGTCTTGGCAAGCGTCGTTGGCCCGGCCCTCACCACGGTGGCGAGCATCGTATCCACGGTCCTCGTGGCCGCCTTCACCGTGGCCGGGTCGCTCATATCCGGCGCCATGCAGACGATAGCGGGCGTCGTGCAGGCGGTCGTTGGCGTCATCGAGGCGATAGTGGGCGTCTTCGTCGGAGTGTTCACGGGCGACTGGTCGATGGCCGCGAACGGGGCCAGGAACATCATGAACGGCCTCGCGTCAGCCCTGGCCGGCATCTTCAACGGCATATCCGGCACAATCGGCGGAATAGTCAACGGCATAGCCAGCACGATATCCAGCGTCTTCAACGGCGCGAAGAGCGCGGCGGCGGGCATCTTCGGCGCCATGGCCTCTGCCATAGGCAACCAGATAGGCAACGCCAAGAACGTCGTGTCGAATGGCCTCAACGCCATCAGCGGGTTCTTCCGTGGCCTGCACCTCGAGCTGCCGCACATCAAGCTCCCGCACTTCTCGATATCCGGAAGCTTCAGCCTCGACCCGCCGAGCATCCCGACGATAGGGGTCAGCTGGTACGCCAAGGGCGCAATCTTCTCGCGGCCGACGGTCTTCGCCGGGACCGGTGTCGGCGTCGGAGAGGCCGGCCCTGAGGCCGTCGCCCCAGTCGGGAAGCTCGTCGGCTTCATCACTGACGCGCTCGGAGAGCTGGGCGTCGGGTCGGGCGCCGTCGTCGGGATCGACTACGACGCGCTCGCCAGGGCGGTCGCGCGGCAGCTGGAGGGCATCGAGGTGGTCATGGACGGCGACGCTACGGTCGGGGCCATAGTGGCGGCGACGAGAAGGAGGGCGGCGATGTACGTTGGCTGACCAGCCCATACCGGACGGCACGTACGTCGTCCACTCCGCCTACGACACGAGCATGTGCATGGACTCGTTCGGAAACACGAAGGACAACAACGCCTCGGTCGTACTGTACGCGCAGAACGGCTCGAACGCCCAGTACGTGCACGTCACGAACTTTGCGGAGGGGTCGAGGTCCTGGGTGGAGATGTCCTTCCCGGGCACCGGCAAGTGGGTCATGACGCGCGGCGGCACCTACGACGGCGGCACCGGCATCGTGCAGTACGACTACGGCTCGCACTCCGAGAGGTGGACGCCGGTCGCCGTGGACGGCGTGACCGCCAAGATTGGCGGCAAGTCCCTGCAGGCATACAGGCTCTTCGCGGCCGAGGTGTACGACGCATCCTCGGCCAACAACAGGCTCATCGACTGCTCCGGCACAGCCCCGTCGAGCGGCACGCCCCTGGTACTCGGGTGGGACGACGGCGGCAAGGACCAGATGTGGCTCTTCGAGCAGGCCAACCCCATGCCGACGGGGACCTACGAGATCCTCTACAAGGCGTCCCCCGGCTTCTGCCTCGACCTCACCGGCCTCAGCCAGGCGGACGGGGCCTCGGCGCAGCTCTACGTGCGCAACGGCGACAACAACCAGAGAGTCTGGCTCACCAACGAGGGCAACGGCCGTTGCAAGATGGCGTTCTGCCACTCCATGAGGTGGCTCGAGGTGTGGGGCAGCGGCAGCCCGCAGCAGGGCTACCGCGTCGACCAGTACGGCCTCGCCGGGTCCTACGAGGGCAACCGCGACAACGAGTGGCTGCTGCTTCCGAGAGGCTCCGTGCAGGTCGGCAGCGTCACGCTGCCGGTCTTCCAGGTCGCGAACTACCTCTCCGACGGGACCACGATGTGCATGGACGCCGAGGGCGCGGCCGCCGCCAACTCCACCAAAGTCCAGGCGTGGCCGCAGAACCACACCGACGCCCAGCTGTGGGCCTTCATGCCGTCCGAGATGACCGTCGGGACGCTCCCCACGCCGTCCCAGGTGGGGCTCGAGCTGGCGGACGGCTTCACCGTGCTCTCCGGGACCGCCGAGGCCAGCGCGGCCTCGGTGCGGTTCGAGTGCCCGGGCACGTCCTTCAAGGCGCGATTCCGCCACCGCGACCGCAGGGCCGGCGGACTCTTCGGCGACTGGGGCGAGTGGCAGTCGGTCGCGGACGGCTCATACGCCAACGACGGGTGGGGGACGGCGGGGGAGGCGAACGTGACGTTCGAGGACCCCTCGCCGCGCCACGTGTGCGCCGCGCTCCCCATAGGGAAAATCACCCCGGGCGGCACCGACTCCGTAGAGCTGCAGGTGGAGGTGCGCTCATTCGAGGCCGACGCGGGCGGACGCAAGGGGCTCTACGCCCACGGGTCGAGCGGCGCGAGCGGCACGATCAGGCTCACCGTGCGCCCGTCCCTCACCATCTCCGGGCTGTCGCTCGGCCCCCACGGCCTCACGGTCGGCTACGCGAGCGACTGGGGGCACACCGGCTGCACCCTGTCCGTGACGTCGGTCCTCGTCGGCGGGAAGGACGCCGTGGGCTCTGCCGTGGACTACGGCGAGGTCTACGGGGCGCACGGCTCCGTGCTCGTGACGTGGTCGCTGCTCTCGCGCGTCCCCATGGCGGGCGACGAGGTCACCGTCGTGGCCACGCTGCACACCGACTCGCTGGCATCTGCGCCGGTGACGCTCACGGCTGTGCCGAAGGTCGAGGGCACCCGCACGGACCCAGCATGCTCCGTGCGGGAGAGCGACCACGCGACGCAGCTCATAGACGTCGCCACGACCTCTGCAACGGATGCCGTGTCGGCCTGGCAGCGCGTCGGCGACACCGAGGGGACCATGCGCCGGGCGTCCTCGGGCGCTGGGACCGTCGCCATGGACGCCATCTGCCCGCTCGGGACGGAGGGCGCGGCGACCGTCGCGATCGTGCGGCGGGACGGCTCGTGGGGCGCGCTCAACGTCGCGCTCCCCGCCGTCATCGACCACTCGTACGTCTGGGACTGGGACGGCGGCCACGCGGCGCTCGACCTTGGGGTCGGCAGCCCCGCTGAGAGGTCGGACAACCGCGACCGCGACTACGAGGAGTACTCCACGACAGGTAGGAAGTACAGGGCGTACCGTCTGCTCGGCGGTGGCAAGAGGGACCTCTCCGTCAGCGGCGCCGTCGTAGAGGGCATCCCGCAGGACGGCACGGTCGGCCAGCTCCATGCCCTGCTGGACGCCGGCCATGCGACGTTTAGGGACTGGCGTGGCGCCGTCGTTGACGTCGTCGTCGTGGCCGTCGAGGTCACCGACCAGCTCGGGACGCATGCGAAGGCGAAGGTCAGGCAGTACCAGGAGTCGCGGTAGGGAGGCAGCGGACTGTGGCGAGGCTCGTAGATGACGTCTGGAGGGACCCTCGCACGGAGCTGACGCTCAGGGCGTGGGAAGTGGACCCCCACAACCTGGACTTCGTGAGGCGCGAGGTCTCGGGGCTGCTCCCGGGGAAGTGCTCGATGACGCTCGGCTACCGCAGCGACACGCGCGCCTCGGCAAAGGTCGAGATTGAAGGGGCCGGCCCCGGCGACGGGTCGTGGGTGAGGCTCACGCTCGAGGCGCCGGGGCTCCCCACTGAGGAGCTCGGCACCCTCTGCGTCAAGTCCTCGAGGCGCGACCGGGCGTCGGGAATCACGACGCTCGACCTCCAGTCGGCAATATGGGCCATCAGCGAGGACAGGCTCTCGTGGGAGTGGACCGTGGGCGCAGGCACCAGGACGTCGGTCGCCATAGACAGGGCGTGCGCCTGGTGCGCGAGGCCCTACGTGCTGCTCCCCGGCTTCCGCGACGGGCAGTACGGCTCGACGGTCGGGTTCGAGCGGTCGGACGCGTTCAGCACGTTCCTCTTCGACGCCTGCTCGCGCGCCGGCGACCGCATGGACGTCGACGGCCACGGGAGGCTTTCGTTCGCCCCCTACACGGCTCCCGAGGCGAGGGAGCCGGACTGGGACGTCGACGAGCGCGACCCACGCTCGGTCGTGCTCTCGTCAGGGCGCGTGGACGAAGACGCGAGCGGCGAGGCCTACGGCCGCACCGTCGTGGTCCACAACATCGGGTCCGGCGACGGACAGGTCGCGGTCACCGGCGAGTACGACGTGCCCGACACCCACGCGGCGTCGTTCGCCCGGCGCGGGTTCAACCGCACGAAGGTGCGCGAGGTCCAGGACATGTCCCCGGAGACCGGGGCCGAGGCCTCGAGGTTGGCCGAGCGGTACAGCGCGACCGACGCGGACCTCGGCGTCACGCGCACGGCGACGGTCATGTGGTGCCCGGTGACCGCCGGCGACGTCATCAGGTGGACTGACGCGGACGGCGAGACGGCAAGGCTGCTCGTCAAGACCGCCGAGTGCTCGTTCGAGCGATGGGACAAGGAGCTGACGATGGAGGTGCTCTCGTAGATGGACCTGATAGAGGCAGCGGCGATGCTCGCGGGGCGCAGGCGCGCCGAGGGGGCGGCGGGGACGCCGCTCGACACGACCGTGACGGCGACCGCCATGGCCGACTCGCACGACGGGGCCGTCCTTGTGGACATGGGCGGCGTGACGGTGTCGGCGGACGGCTCGCAGCACGTCGAGGTCGCCACGACCGTGGACGTGCGCAAGGGTGACGTCGTGTATGTCACGAAGACCGGGGCCACAGGATCAGCGCGAGCCTATACGGTCACCGGCGTGCGCGGTGGCGGCGACAGGCAGCAGGCAGAGATAGACGCCAAGGCCGACTCGTCTGCCGCAGTGGCACGCACCGAGGACTGGTACCTCGTCCAGGGCGCCAAGCCTGCCGCGCCGACCGCCCTGGAGCCTGGCGGCTCGTGGGCGCGCGGGCCCGTCTTCGCGGAGGGCACGACCTCCGGCACCTGCTGGCGCTCGGTCCTCACGGTCAGGGCGGACGGCTCGTGGTCGTGGTCGGAGCCGGTCGAGGAGAGCTACTACAGCAGGGTCTCGCAGACGGCGTCCGCGCTGTCCTCCGAGGTGGCCGCGCGCACCGCCACGGACGGCAAGGTGTCAAAGCTCGAGACGCGGGTCTCGCAGACGGCGTCCGCGCTGTCCTCCGAGGTGGCCGCGCGCACCGCCACGGACGGCAAGGTGTCAAAGCTCGAGACGCGGGTCTCGCAGACGGCGTCCGCGCTGTCCTCCGAGGTGGCCGCGCGCACCGCCACGGACGGCAAGGTGTCAAAGCTCGAGACGCGGGTCTCGCAGACGGCGACGGACCTGACCACGAAGATAGGCAGCATCACCGTGGGCGGGCGCAACCTCGTGCGCGACACCGGCGCGGCGCAGACGTTCACGTTCTCCGCCGGGATGACTGCGGGGCGGTCCGTGACGTGGGACCCGTACAGCATGGTTTCCGCGTGGTCCTCCATCGGCGTGAGCGCGGGCGACCCACTCACCCTATCGTTCGACTGGAAGGTCACCGGCGCGCCGAGCGGTGCCACGCTCAAGGTGGGCACCAACGCCACACCGTTGGAGTTCTTCGGCACCGTTCTCACCCTCGCGGCGGGCAGCTCAAGCGGCCACGTGAGCATGTCAACGACGGCAAGCTCCGCGCTAACGTCCAGCACCGGGACGATGTTCCGCGTGAGGTTCGATTCGCCTAGCAGAGACATCGCCGTCGGAATGGCCGTGACGCTATCCAACGTCATAGTGGAGCGCGGCAACAAGGCGTCCGACTGGACACCTGCGCCAGAGGACACGTCCACCCTAATCCGCCAGTACAGCGACGGCGTGCTGGTCTGCAAGACGGGCAACACCGTGGGGGCGCTGATGAACGCCTCTGGCAGCTTCGACGTTGTGGACGTCACGTGGGACGGCTCGACGCCCAAGACGGGCGCGGCCATCGCCACGCTCGGCGCAGACTCGGTCTCACTCAGCAAGAACGCGCTCAGGATCAAGGCGATCAACGCCAAGAACAGCCCGTGGGGCGGGGACATGACGCAGGTGTCGATCCCAATGAACAAATCGAGAGGGGCCATCGGCTTCGTGATGGAGTCCAAAAACGGCGACGTCTCCGACACGGGGTTCTCGTACAATTGGGGCAACGTCGGGGACGGCGGGAGTATGTCGGTGGTTGGCAGGCTCTCGGTGTCCGATGGCGTCAGCATCGGCGGCAAGCCCGTCAGCCGCGAGGCGTTCCTCTCTGCGGGGAGCAGCGTGGCGGACCTCGACGCCTGCGGCGCGGGAGTCTTCACGTACAACACCTCGACGGCCAACCGACCCACGGACTACGGGGTCTGCGTCTGCATCTCCGCCGACAACGGAAACTGGCTCTTCCAGCTGGCCCTGCCCACGAGCGGCGATCCGCACTGGCGCAGGAACATCAACGGCTACGGCTGGACGGCGTGGTGGCAGTGGGCGACGTCGTGACGGGCGCGCGGGACGAGGCCTCCCCCTACCGCGACACGGCGCTCAAGATCCTCGTGGTGGCCGTCTCGGGCCTCATGGGGTATGTCGCAACCACGTGGCAGGCCTCGCCGAGGTGGGACTACGTCACCGTGGCGTGGCTCGCCATCATCGCCATCGACCTCGCGGCCATGGGGGTCATCGACTCGCGGGCACACGCCGCAGAGCGCAGGCGGTGCGAGGAGGCGCGGCACGCCGAGGTGCTCTCCAGGCTCGACGCGCAGGACGAGCGGCTCAGGCTCCTGCTCGACGCGCAGCAGCAGACGATGCGGGCGACGCTCATACGCGACGCCGAGCGCTACTGCGAGCGCGGGTGGGTGACGCCCGAGGAGCACAGGGCCTACTCGGAGGGGTACGGCTCCTATGAGCGGCTTGGGCTCAACGGCTACATACGCACGTATCTCAAGCGGGTGGACGCGCTTCCGGTCAAGGAGCTGGACAGCGTGATATGCGAGGGAACGGACTAGGGAGAAGAACATGGAGACGAACATGGAGACGAAGTACATCATCAACGACACCGCCTACGGCATCATCAAGTGGGCCACGCTCGTGGCCATCCCCGCGCTCACCACGCTCTACGTGGTCCTCGCGGGAGTCTGGGGCTGGCCGTACCCGGGCGAGGTGGCCAAGACCAGCGCGGCCGTGTGCGCGTGCCTGGGCGCCCTCCTGGGCGTCTCGGCAGCGACGGCCACGAGGGGCGGTGCCGATGGCGAGTAGCGTGGCCGCGCCGCGATGCCCGCTCTGCGGGGCGGGGATGCGCGAGGAGCGCGGCGCGCGGCGGGAGCTCTTCGGCCGCGTGGAGCGCACGTGGGTGTGCCCCGCGTGCCTGCACAGGATGACCACGGAGGACGTCGAGGGGGTGCGGGCGGATGGCGATGCAGGGGATAGACGTGAGCAACTGGCAGAGGGGGATTGACCTCTCGCGCGTGCCGTGCGACTTCGTGATCGCCAAGGCCACGGAGGGCACCGGCTTCGTGGACGCATGCTGCGACGGCTTCGTGCAGCAGGCCATCGAGCTTGGCAAGTGCTGGGGCTTCTACCACTACGTGACCGGTGCTGGCGCGCGGGCCGAGGCGGACCACTTCGTGGGCTCCACGGCAGGCTACTTCCGCGCCGGCATCCCGGTCATCGACTGGGAGAGCGGCGGCAACTCCGCGTGGGGCGACACCGGCTACCTCGCCGACGTCGTTCGGCGCGTCATCGACAAGACTGGCGTCAGGCCGCTCATATATGCGAGCGCGAGCGCCTTCCCGTGGGACGTGGCTGAATCCCTCAATTGCGGCGCGTGGGTGGCACAGTACGCGAGCGACTCCGCCACGGGCTACCAGGACTCGCCGTGGAACGAGGGGGCCTACGCCTGCGCGATTCGCCAGTACAGCTCGCATGGCAGGCTCCCGGGCTACAGCGGCGACCTCGACATCGACAAGGCGTACACCACAAGGGAGCAGTGGGCGCGGTTCGCCGACCCGGACGGCTCCGAGGAGGGGGAGGACATGACACAGGACGAGCACGACATGCTGGCGTACATCTACGGGGGCGGCCAGACCGACAACCCGCTCTCGTGGAACTACAACTGGAAGGACGGAGACGGCGACTACACCGCTCGCGGCGGCAACATGTACAACTGCGTGAACTACACGTATGACATGGTGGCCCAGCTTCTCGCGCAGGAGACGGCGCAGACTGCGGCCATCGAGGCCCTCTCCAAGGCCAGGGGCGCGGACCCCGAAGAGGTCGCCAAGGCCGTCAAGGACGCCGTGGCCAAGAAGCTGGGGGAGCTGAGGCTCACCGTCACCGACCCCACGGCCGACTAGGCACGGCAGTGGCACTTCCGGCGCGGATGGCGATCCTTGGCGCGAATCACGCCCACTTTCGCGCCAAATCGCGCGAAACCAAGCGCGATTGGCCTTGAGTCCGGCAAAATCGCATACGAGAAGGCGCCCTCGCCCATTCCGGGCGGGGGCGTTTTTTTGTGTCCCCAGCGCGTCCCAAATGCGGAAATTCATAGCATCTTATGGAACCTACGGAATGAATAACCGCACATAAAATACCTTATGCAATCTATAGAAAGTTAAAAAGCGAAGTGGGCCTATGAGCCGGGTTCTGTCGAGGACGATCATTTATCTACGAGCGCCGTTGCCGACGCCCTCTAGCGCGCAACCCGAGCGCGGTGCGGGCCACACCATAGCGCTCCTATTTGCGTT